TACTTTCCAAGCGTGACTACAACGACATGGTGTCGCGTCGTTGGTACTACGATCAGTATCGCAAGTATGAGTTTCACCCTGCGGTCAAAGCCGCTGTGCTTATCGCACCGCCTGCTGACTGGCATCGACTTGTGCTTGAGCTGCCGCACGTCGCAGAGACAGACCCGACACGCATTGCTTACACTCGTGACAATCGTGACGGTCTGGCTGACAAGCAACTGGTCACAACCGTCGGCAAGTATTTGCATCGACACTTCCCTGTACTACCCGACCATGTGATACGCGACTTGACTGCGCGCTACGCTTCACCGCATGAGTTCAAGATCAGCCGTGACATGCAAGAGATGGTTGACCTACTGCATCGGGGTCCGACATCGTGCATGGTGTGGAGTGATGGCGACGACAACGTGCGCTGCGCTGACGGCGTTTACCGTCATCCATACGAAGTCTATGATCCTGCGCTGGGTTGGGGTCTGGCTGTGCGGTTGAACGGCAGCAGCGTAGACGGTCGGGCTCTGGTGTGCGAGCAAGGAGGCGTGAAGTTTTTCGTTCGTACATACAAGCGTGGCACTGACTATTCCTACGCTGACGAGGCGCTGCATCACTGGCTTGAGTCGCAAGGCTACAGCAAACGGGACGGTTATCCGTACGGCACGAAGCTGCGGTATCACGCACTCAAGACCAACTGGGGCGACGACGGTGTGCTTGCACCATTCATCGACGGCACTAACCGGTATGTAGACATCGTTGACGGTGTGTTGAAGATTGTGCGTGACGGTGCGTGGCTATGCGACAACACCGACGGTCGGGCAAGCGAGCAGAGCCACAACTACACATGCTGTCCTGACTGTGACAGCCAAGTTGACGAAGAAGATCTCGTGTCAACGTATGAGGGCGACGGCGACTCGGTGTGTGAGTCTTGCATCGACAACAATTACTACTATGCGTACGGTCGTCGCGGGTATGAGTACTACGTCCACAGCGATGACATGATTGAGTGCCGTGGCAACTACTACCATGACGCGTACCTGTCCGACAACAACATTGTCGAGCTTGAGGGTGGTGAGTATGAAGAAATGGACTACGCGATCAACATCGACGGTTACTGGTACAGCACTGATGACGAAGACGTTGTGCTATGCGTAGACAACGACGAGTACGCTATCGCCAACGAAGGGTGCTGGGAGTGTGACCACACCAACCAGTGGTACAGCTATGACGTTGACCCCGTGGTCATGTGTGTGATCGACGACAGACGCAGCGTCAACATACACCCCGACCACATTGACCAGTACGAAGCAGACATCGCCATTGACACTGACGCAACTCTCACAATCGAAGGAGCTTAAATCATGACAACCAAACAACGCCAACAATCCATGCTCATGCACGTGCTGCACACCGCACTGTCAATGAAGCGGCCACACAACACCGAGTCGGTTATCAACTTCACGCTGTGGTTGATGGACACACTACCTGAGCATGTGCGTGACAACCCCGCGCTTGTGTTCTGCGATGAGGTCAACAACCTGCACGTTGACATGCGCACGGAAACTACACACAAGTCCTTATTCGTTGCACACGTTGACACTGTGCACCGCACCGAGGGCAAGAACAAGATACGCAAAACCAAAACCCACTGGCATGCCAAAGGCGACGTGCTCGGTGCTGACGACGGTGCTGGTGTGGCTATGTTGATGCACATGATCCACGCTGGTGTGCCGGGCTACTACATCTTCACGCAAGGCGAGGAGAAAGGCGGCATCGGTGCTACGCATCTCTCACAGAAACATCGTGACTTGCTTGCCCAGTTCGACCGAGCTATTGCCTTTGACCGACGGGGTATCGACAGCGTTATCACGCATCAGGCATATGGTCGCTGCTGCTCCAACGAGTTCGGCACTGCACTTGCTGACGCATTGATGGAGGGGTGCGAGCACTTGATGATGTTGACCGACGACACCGGCATATACACTGACACCGCTGAGTTCGTTGACATCATCCCCGAGTGCACCAACATCTCGGTCGGCTACGACCACGAGCACAGCCAGCAAGAGTCTCTTTCTCTTGTTCACTATCAACAACTCTCTTCTGCCGTTCTTGTTATTGACTGGGATGCCTTGCCTGTCAAGCGTGACCCTACGCAGCCAGACCCAACCGATCGGTGGGGAATGTACAACTGGCGTGGCACCAGCAAGAGTTCGTACAGCGCGTTTGACTCTGCGTGGTGGGATGATGACTACACCTACGACAAGCATGGCTACACCGTGTACCCGACACATTCCGCAACCGGCAGCTACGAGCGCTGGCGCGAGGATATTTACAGCGACCTGCTAGACTTTAAGTACGGCTACACGCAACCATTACTAAAACGTATTGCCGACTTGGCATACCCAGACGACCCTGATCTGGCTATGCGGCATATGAACCACAAGATGCTTGACGAGAAAGACATCGACGACTTCATCGCTGTGATTGACGACATGGACGAGACAGAAGCGGAGTTCTGCATGCTCGACCTGTTCGACATGATGCACGTTGCTTAAACCACAACGGGGTGGAGACACCCCATTTTTAAGGAGAAGCACATGGACAAACAACGCATTTACGACGCCATGCTAATCAAGGCGTTTCGTTCCGACGTATTGATGGGCACGTTGAATTATTGGTTGAAGGTGTATGACATAGACTTGATCAGAGACAAGCACCTGTACAAACGCATACCTGAGTATCTGTATATGGGTAAGCGCGTGCAGGAAATGGTGGGCGACTACATGAAGCCGTTAGCTAACAGGTTGTGGGATACGGAAAGAAAAGACGACATCAAGACGCTAGACTGGATGCAACGTGTTGAGTGTATAAAAAGAAAGGAGGTGAAACCAAAAAACGAAGAAACAACGAAAGAAAATAGAGACAGGCTCAACTTGCAACGCATGAACAAACTTGTGGTTGAGAACATACGCGCAGAGAAGCGTAGCAACCAGTGGAGCGTTACAAAAGGTAAACCAACAAGCCGTTATGGAAGGAGAACCAAGTGAGCATGAAACCAGTAGCATGGATAAAAGAGCGAGAGCTAAAGTACATGCAAGCAGTAGCAGAGCATGGTGCGACAGAGTGGAGAACCAATCTGGGCTTGCAGCCCGAGGAGGGTGACGTGCCGTTGTACTTAGCGCGTGAGTGGGTTGGGTTGACACCTGAAGAAGCAAAAGAAATATCACTAGCTAACAGGCCGTACGTTATCGACATGATAGCCGCGCTCGAAGCCAGACTTAAGGAGAAGAACACATGACTTGGAAAGAAAAGAAGGAGCGAGAACAGAAACGTACGAAAACGCAGCAAGAAACGCTACGTCAGCAACGTGCGTTGCACGACACATTCTGGGGAAACAAACCCCCGACTAACCACAAGGAGAAGCAAGATGCCAAAACTGTTTGAAGTACCACGCAACACACGCATCCGTTTGTCTGACGACACGGAGCTAAACTTTCACCACATCGACGGTATGTATTCGTTATGTGTGGATGACAACGGCGACATACGTCACATCGCCGCTTTTGAAGACGTAGAGATTGTTAACAAGGAGCAAGAAAAATGAAGAAAGCACTACTGAGTATTTGGGTATCTTATGTAGCGATTGCGTTCATTTACATGGAGGTGAACGTATTTAATTGGTCTTCTACCATGCGCTTTGCCCTGCTGGCCGGGGCTTTCGTCGTCTGGATGTGGAACGAGATCATGGTGCTACACGATGACTACCCCCTTCCGGATACGCCGCGTATCACGCCCACACTAGGAGATAAAGATGAGTAACGACTGGAGAGATGATGAATATGACATCTACGATGCCATCGGTACGGCCTGTGCTTTTCTGCTGGCAGCGCTGCTCGTACTGCTATATGAGGGGTATTTGTAGTTGTATTTATGTCAAGCGCTTGACAACCTTTCCTACTTATTTTATGGTTTCTTTTCAAGGAGGAAATTCTATGGATAAAACCATTGTTTCTAACGATGCTGCACGCCGCGTTCCGTATGACACGGGCAAGGTAAAGATCGGCATGTTTTACGAACCGCCCAAGAAGTCTATGGAGGATCACGAGTTGATACTTCAGAATGCTTTGCTGGGCTTGGAAGAACAGAAAGAGCCAGTTGTGCATAAGATCGTAGCGGCACTGCCTGCTACGCTGATGTTCGCTGTCGCTTTCATTGCCTACATTCTCATTCTTTTCAGGAGTTAGCCATGCCTGACTTGCACACAGAAATGCAAAAAATAGCAGAAAAAATACAACCAAAGGAGAAGCAAGTGAACACTGAACTCAAAGGCACGATCAGTAAGTGGGCTTCTGACGACACGCAAGAGCCCGATGTCAAACACCGTGTGGGGCATAGGTTCGCCCCTACCAACAACGTATCGCGTGAAACCTTCTACGCGGTACGAGATAACCCCGGCAAGATACACTCCGAGATTGTGAGGATACTTGAGGCTAAGGGGTTTAATCCGACGTCTGTGGGCTCACTGATGGCGCAGATGGTCAACTGCGGTATGGCAGTTAGGGATGAGCTAGGCCGCTACACCGCGACGCAGCAAGAGTACACGCCGATCAGGAATGTGGCGTCTTCGAAAAAGAAGAAACCCAAGACCAAGCCCGACACCAAGCGGCCATACGTCAGGTCAGGCAAGTACGCCAAGACCGGCATCGCCGCGTTGCAGACGCAAGCTGAAGTGGTGGCGGCAGCAACACCAGCACCCACGAAGAAGTTCGACCCCTCTTCTTTACTATCAACTCTTTCTTTCCCCCAAGTGATGGCGTTGTACAAACAAATCAAAACCATGTTAGGAGAAGCATAATGGACGAATTCAAAACGCTTGACGAGTACATGGTCGAGGTTCATGCAACTGCGGCAGAAGTCTGTGATGTTTTGGACGGGATCGATCCGGCCATCCAGACGGCGGCACTGACTAAAATCTTGGGCGACTTGGTGTTCTCGGCGGTCAAGGCAGGGGTGTTTGCCTCACTCGATGAAGCGCTGCACCACTACAGCGACGGTGTGCGCGCCATGTACGACGACCTAGATACCCACTTTAGTAGGACACAACAGTGAGATACTGGGTCTATGACGAGGACGGGAAGCTGTTTAGGAAATTTGACAACCGGGAAACCGCGATCAAGTTCCTGCTTCCCAACTGGAAGCTGGTGATCAAACCAGCAGATAAACCACCAAAACCCGAGCCACCGAGCCCGGACACACACGGAGAAGCAAGATGGTAAACAACGTAAAAGCATTTCCCAATATGACCAACCAGACTGGCATGGACTTGCGGGATTACTTCGCGGCGAAGGCGATGCAAGCGTTTATTGTGCGTAAAGACTTTGAATTTGAGTCTTATGTGTGGGAAAACGCGTACGATATAGCTGACGCAATGATAAAAGCAAGGGGGACAAAACCAAATGAGCATCAAACACAAAGCGCACCGACTCGCGGACAACCTTCTGATCCTTCCTCGTAGTGAGGATGACATCGAGGCGGCTAGGCTGTTACGCAAGATGGCCGAGGTCTACGACGTAGCTGCTGAGATGGTCTTTGCCAGAACAGATGCACACAGTCGGGCGGCATACGCTGAGATGATTGACTTGATCAAGGGGAAAAGCAGTGAGTAAAGCCGTCTTGATGAAGATACAGCGTAGGCGAACGGTAGAGAAAGAAACCAAACTGTTTAAGTACCTGATGGATAAGTACACGCTGCGTACCGACGCAGACTTGGCGACATTTCTCTGCTGTTCCAAGACCATAATCAGCATGACACGTAACGACCATCGGGCGTTAAGCCCGCGGTTAACACTAACCATCTACGACAAAGCGCAACTGACCATTGAGGACATACGCGCTTGGGCAAAGGAGTATGTGTAATGGATACGTTCACAGCAATTATTTGGGCATCTGGTCTGTTCATTGGACTTGGCTGCGTGTTGTTTGGCGTGGCTGCGTCTTTCTGGTATTGGACGAGGTAATTCATGGCTGACACCCCGGAAGCCAAAGTTAAGAAACAAGTGAGGAAATTACTCGATGATTTACCGGCTTATTATTTCTTTCCTGCTACCCATGGTTATGGGCGCAGTGGGGTTCCTGACATTATTTTTTGTTACAAGGGAGTATTTGGCGCGATTGAGTGCAAGGCAGGTAAAGGACAGCTTACTGCACTTCAGGAACGAGAAATAAAGTGGATTGAAGACCACGCGGGGTTTACGTTTGTAGCACGTGAAACAAACCTTGAAGAACTAAAGGAGAAGCTGATATGGATGACAAAGAAGATTTCATCCGGAGAATGAACTCACTGGATGACGAGTCGCGGATGCACTTCAAAGACATCATAGAAACACTGGTGCGCTGCTATGGCCCGTACAAGGATGGTCGTGCGCTTGTGCTGTTTGTTGGTGACGACAGTCCGGCGGCCTGCGCCATGACGTTGAACTGTGACGACATGGAGGCGTATAACCTGATCCAAGACGTACATAACTACTTTCATTTCTTAAACATAAAAGACGCACCAGCGAAGGAGAGATTCAATTGAACAGAGAAGACGTTATCAGGATGGCTAGGGAGGCTGGTGGTGATGATTGGGGAATCTTTCGGGATTTCATGCCAGAGATCGAACGCTTCGCCGCCCTAGTCGCAGCAGCCGAGCGCGAGGCGTGTGCAAAATTCATTGAAGACCATGATCCAAGCGACCATTTAGCGGCAACTATTGCAGCTGTGATTCGCTCAAGGGGGCAGGAATGATAAAGCTCTTTGACTTTTTGGCTGGCGTTCTTTGGTGTTTGTTTGCACCAACGGGTTGGTTATGCAAGCTGTGTAAACATCCATTCAGGACGCAGTGGAAAGAGAAAAGCGTAGGTTTGTACGACCAATGTGTCGTGTGCGGAACGCTGATAAAAAAGGAAAAGAAATGACTGACCGTGAACCAGTAATCATTGAGAAAGCATGTTGGGAGCGCGGGTGCGCTTGTTACGACCATCGTGTTGACGAGGGAGTGAAGGTCACGTTGGCGCAGCGCGAATGGGTTGGGCTGACCCCAGAAGATAAACGTATGGCTGGCATCCCTTTGCACACAAACCAGATAAGTATCTCGGATGCGTTTGATGTAATTGAGCGGATACTGAAGGAGAAGAACACTTGAGCAAACCTTACAAACGCATACTGACCATCGACTTTGAAACACGGTGGGACAGTAAAGACTACACGCTATCCAAACTAACTACCGAGGAGTACATACGCGATGATCGGTTCAAAGCTTTCGGCGCTTGCATACATGAGTTCGGCACAGACAAAGCAACCCAGTGGTATCGACACGACGAGTTGCCTAGAATTCTTTCTCTCTACGATTGGTCTAGTACTGCCGTGCTCGCTCATAACGCTCAGTTTGATGTGTCTATTTTGGAATGGGTTTACGATATTCATCCTGCCTTTATTTTTGATTCTCTCAGTATGGCCCGTGCTCTCAGGGGTGTGGAAGCTGGAAACTCACTGGCAAAACTCGCAGAAGAGTTTGAACTACCGCCCAAAGGACGCGCCGTACACAATACAGATGGCATGGAAGAAATAAGCTGGGAGGTAGAGAAAGAACTGGCTGACTATTGCAGGCACGACGTGTTCCTGTGCGAAGAAGTATTCAAGCGACTGTACGCAGGCTACCCCAAGTCTGAGTTACGCTTGATCGACATGACGTTAAAGATGTACACCCGCCCCACGTTGCAGCTTGACAGCCGCATGCTGGAGAAAGCCATAGAAGAAGAAAGGGAAAGTCGTGAGAAGCTTTTGGAGAAGCTTAATGTTACAGATGCGGAGCTTGCTAGTAACCCTAAATTCGCGGAGCTTCTGGCTTCGCTGGGCTGTGAACCGCCTTATAAGAAGAGCAAGACGACGGGTAAGCAGACGCTGGCACTTGCAAAAAACGATGCCTTGTTCCAAGCATTACTCAATGGTGAGCGAGAAGACGTTCGACTCTTGTGTGAGGCACGACTGCGAGTCAAGTCTACAACTGAGCGCACACGAGCGCAGCGTTTCCTTGATATATCTGAACGAGGCGCGCTACCCGTCCCGCTCGCCTACTACGGTGCCAAGTCAGGACGATGGACAGCATCAAAAGGCAGTGCAATAAACATGCAAAACCTAAAGCGTGGCTCGTTCCTGCGCAACGCGATCATGGCTCCCGTAGGTAGTGTCGTGGTAGCTGGTGACTTGTCGCAGATCGAGCCTCGTGTGCTGGCTTGGATGGCTGACTACGATGATCTTTTGAACATCTTCAAGTCCGGCGAGGATGCGTACGCCCAGTTCGGCTCCCAGATGTTTAACATCCCCGGCTTGACCAAAGAGAGCCACCCAGACCTGCGTCAGTCAGCCAAGTCGGCGTTGCTGGGCTGCGGTTATGGGCTAGGCTGGGCGAGCTTCGCTGCGCAGCTTCTGGTGGGCTTTCTGGGGGCTCCTCCGGTGCGGTACGACGCAGCCTTTGCCAAGAAGCTGGGCGTGACTCGGGCATACATCGACAAGTTTCTGGAGTGGGAGGACAATGTTGTCAAACTGGAAGCCATACCCCACACCTGCACAACTAAGGAACTCTTGGTACATGCAGTAGCATCTAAGAAGATCATCGATATTTATCGGGCAACGGCGTACCCGGTCAAGGCGTTCTGGGACATGTGCTCTGACCTTCTGGTCAGGAGTCTTGTTGGTGGCGAAGAGTTCCGGTATAAATGTGTGGTGTTCCGCAAGGGCGAGATCGCGCTGCCCAACGGTATGAAGCTGCTTTACCCTGACCTGCGGCAGGACAAAGAAAAGAACTGGGTGTACGGCGAGGATGAAACCAAGCTTTACGCCGGTAAGATCACGAACAATATCATTCAGGCGCTGGCAAGAATTGTCATGACTGATGGCATGTTACGTGTAAACCAACGCTATCCAGTGGTGGGAACTGTTCACGATGAGTTGTGGGCTATCGCACCAGAGGAAGAAGCGCAAGAAGCAAAGCAGTGGGTGTGGGAACAGATGGTAATGGAACCCTCTTACATGCCGGGGATTCCGTTGAACTCAGACGTTGGGTATCACCAACGCTATGGCATGGCTAAAAAATAAGGAGAAGCGTTTGAATAGAGCAAACAGAGCACGCAAAGCACCGCTGCAACCAATACCCCGCAGCATACGGGTAGGCAAGAAACGGTACTCAATCGATGTAGTTGAAACCATGCTGAACAAAGGCGAGATGGCGCGAGTCTACCCAGCCGAGCGACGCATGCAGATTGCCCAGCGCAGCAACATCAGCGGCAAGAAGTTCAAGCCAGAGCAGATCATGGACTCGTTCTGGCACGAGGTAGTTCACGCTATTCTGGTAGACATGGAAGAGTACGAGCTTAATCGTAATGAACGATTCGTTACTGCGTTTGCAAATCGATTGACCAAAGCCATCAAGTCAGCGAGGTTCGAGTGAATAAAGTCGTCTGGTCGCATAGCTCTTTGAAAGACTATGAAGGGTGCCCCCGCCGTTACCACGAAGTAAAGGTACTGAAGAAGCACAAGTTTCAGGAAACCGAAGCTACGCTGTACGGCACAGCACTACACAAAGCAGCAGAAGATTACGTCCGTGACGGCACGCCGTTGCCGCAACAGTTCGAGTTTGTCAAAGATGTGTTGGACTCATTGAACAGAAAGCCCGGACGTAAGCTGTGCGAACACCAGATGGCGCTGACCGTTGACCTTAATCCATGCGGCTGGAGCGACCCGGCTGTGTGGGTCAGGGGCATAGCTGACTTGTTGATTCTTGATGACGATAACCTGACTGCTTGGATTGTGGACTACAAGACAGGCAGTAACAGATACCCAGACCGTGAGCAGCTAAAGCTGATGGCACTGATGGTGTTTGCGCATTTCCCGCACATTCGCAAAGTGAATGCTGCGCTGCTGTTCGTAGTAAAAAACGATCTGGTCAAGTACAGCATGACTGTGGACGAGGCCGATCAAGCTTGGTGGGAATACCGAGAGCGTATTGCTCGCATCGAGCAAGCGCACGATACGGGGGTGTGGAACCCGCGTCCTTCGCCGCTATGTCCTTGGTGTCCCGTGACTACTTGTGAAAACCATCCGAGAAACTAGGAGATACGTATGTTTAATTGTGGCTGTGAAGTAGATTACATCAGCATTGATTTCAACAGTAAAGTAGGCACCGCGTATTTTTCAGAAATGCGCTACCCTGACATGGGGAAAACGATACGTGCTTTTCTTGCCATAGACGACGAAATAAAGGCAATCGACACGTACGTCGATGGCAAAGTTGACACACGATACTTGTACATTCCTGCTGTAAACGAATGGCAAGCTTTCCCACCGTTCAAATCTGTTTTTGGAGAAGTGTCATGACACGCGATTACAAAAAAGAATACGCCGAGTTCCACGGCAAGCCAGAAGAGATCAAGAAACGTGCAGAGCGTGTCAAAGCACGACGCATGCTGGAGAAGACCGGAACCGTACACAAGGGCGACGGCAAGGACGTTGACCACAAGAAGCCGCTGCGTGCTGGCGGCACTACAACGAAGTCAAACCTACGTGTTCGTAGCGTAAAGTCAAATAGGGGAGATAACAAATGAACTTTGATGAGTGGTGGGAGTCCCTCAGTGAAGCAGAGAAACGCTTTCTAGGTATACATAACGCCCGCTATTGCTGGTTAGAGGGGCACAAAGAGGGATACAAGAAAGGGTGCGAAGACACTCGTGATGTAATGGGAGAAGCAGATGCAAATAGTAGATAACAAAGCTTTGCTGTTCAAGACGCGCAGCCCGGACAAGTACCGGGTTATTCCTAAACACAAAATCGTAAACGAATATGACGATGGTTCGGCAGAGATTGCAGTTTACTGGGGGCTCGACGAGGCGCGTGTTCTTAAAAATCTTGGCGTCAAGGACGTTCCGTCTCCCATCACAAGGCGGTATGCTTGGCCGGGTAGATACAAGCCGATGGCGCATCAGATTGAAACAGCGGCGTTTCTTACCCTCAATAAGAAGGCGTTTGTATTCTCGGAACCGGGCACTGGTAAGACCCTCTCTGCACTTTGGGCGGCGGATTACTTAATGACTCGCGGCGATGTGCGCCGCTGTTTGATTCTTTGCCCGCTCTCGATCATGCACAGTGCGTGGATGGGCGACTTAAATAGCAGCATCATTCATCGCTCTGCCATCGTGGCGCACCACGCGCAAGCTAGTCGGCGCATAGAGATGGTTCAGCAGAACTACGAGTTCGTCATCGCCAACTACGACGGGCTGAACCTAATCGCTGACGAGATTCGCAATGACGGCAGGTTTGATCTCATCATCGTGGACGAGGCCAACGCGTACAAGACCATGACGACCAAGCGTTGGAAGACGCTGAACTCACTGGTTACTTCAACGACGCACCTGTGGATGATGACGGGTACACCCGCGTCGCAGTCGCCTGCCGATGCGTACGGGCTGGCAAGGCTGGTCAACCCCAACGGTGTGCCTAAGTTTTTCACCGGCTGGCGCGATAGGGTCATGAACAAAGTGACCCAGTTCAAATGGGTAGCCAAGCCCAACGCGGCGCAGGATGTTCATGATGCCTTGCAGCCAGCCATACGGTTTACCAAAGAGCAGTGCCTTGACTTGCCGCCGGTGATAACCATGACGCGTGAGGTGCCGCTGACCCCGCAGCAAGCCAAGTACTACAACCTGTTGAAGGAGCGCATGCTGGTGCAGGCTGCTGGCGAGACGATCACGGCGGTGAACGCCGCTGCTGGCGTGTCCAAGCTACTCCAAATATCTTGCGGTGCAGCATACACGGACGACAAGGAAGTGGTGGAGTTCGACTCGGCTCCGCGCTTGTCAGTCTTGGAAGAAATACTCGAAGAGACAAGCCGCAAGGTTATCATCTTCGCGTTGTTCAGAAGCACCATCGACACCGTTCACACCTACTTGACCAAGAAAAACATCAGTGCGGAGTGCATACACGGCGATGTCACACCAACTAAACGCGCAGACATAATCCGACGCTTCCAAACAGAGCCTGACCCGCGAGTCTTGGTCATGCAGCCGCAGGCTTCAGCGCATGGAATTACGTTGACTGCCGCTGACACGGTGGTGTTTTATGGTCCGTTAATGTCGGTTGAGCAATATACGCAGTGCATAGCACGCGCTGACCGTAAAGGTCAAGACTCCGACAAGGTAACAGTTGTCCACATTCAAGGTAGCCCGATCGAAAAGAAAATGTTTAAAGCTTTGCAAGAGAAGGTTACAGACCACGCGCTCCTGACGGAGCTTTTCACAACAGAAATAAATAATTAAAGAAAGGGGGTTGCGTTCCAAAACAATCCGCAGTAATCTGTCAAACCCTAGACAAATACAACTACTGGAGAAGCAGATGTCAGATGAAATGGTTCCGCTCGACAAGCTTGCGAAGATATATCGCAAGATCAAAGCGGAGATCGACGCGCTGACGCAAGAGTACGACACTAAGATCGAACAACTCAAAGCGCAACAAGACGAACTCCGCTTTGCAATGAAAGACCAGATGAAGGCGCTTGGCGTCAAGTCTGTTAACACCGCCTTCGGTACCGTGACTATGGTGCACAAGACACGCTATAGCACAGACGATTGGGACTCGTTCAAGAAGTTCATCATCGAGAACGACGTCGTTGATCTTCTGGAAAAGCGTATTGCGCAAGCCAACATGGCGCGGTTCCTTGAAGAAAATCCCGGCAGTGTACCGCCCGGATTAAACGCGTTCTCGGACTTCGAAATCCGAGTTACTAAACCTTCCAAATAAGAGCCCCTATATGTCAAATGTGACCCTATTTAACCCTTCGCAAGTCCCTGCATTCGCACGCAACAACGAGTTGTCCGACACTGCCAAAGCACTGACCGGCAGCATGACGGGCGGCATCAAGCGCATCTCCATCAAGGGCGGTGTATTCCGTCTGGTAGCTTCCGGCAAAGAACTGGCGGCTATTGATGAGCGTTACTTGGATGTCATCGTCGTCAAGGCAGCGCCCAAAGTCAGCCGTATCTTCTACGCAAGCAGCTACGATTCTGACAACCCCGCACCGCCTGATTGCTGGTCAAACGATGGCGAGCGCCCAGACCCAACTGCACAAAACAAGCAAGCGCCTTCTTGTGTGAACTGCCCGCAGAACCAAGCCGGTTCTGGCAACGGTAACAGTCGTGCTTGCCGGTATCAGCAGCGTCTGGCCGTGGTGCTGGCGAATGCTCCCGATGGTGATGTGTTGCAACTGACGTTGCCTGCTACGTCGATCTTCGGCAAGGAAGATGGCGACAAGCGTCCGCTGCAAGCTTACGCACGGTTCTTGGCGTTGCAGAACCCGCCGATCAACCCGGAGCAGATCGTCACCCGTATGCGCTTCGACACCAAGTCCGAGTCACCCAAGCTTTTCTTCCAGCCCATGCGCTGGTTGACGGAGGACGAGTACAACATCGTGTCGCAGCAGACGGACTCTGACGATGCCAAGCGCGCAGTCATCATGACTGTAGCGCAAGCGGACGGTGTATCCAAAAGCCCCGCGCTCGCCTTACCGGGCAAGCCACCCGCTGTTCAAGATGAGGGGGACGAAGAAACGGAAGAAGCACCAGCACCCAAACCCAAAGCTGCGAAGAAGAAAGCGGCGGTGATGGACGAGGATGCAGAGCCCGAAGTTCGCAAAGAAGAAGCCAAGCCTTCGGCAGTTCCTGCCAAGAAGTCCAAGCTGGCTGACATCGTGGACGACTGGGACGACGAGTAAAGCTACGGGGGAAAGCGGATGCTGTGAACCGAGTGCGGATGCACGGCGCTTGCAGACGCAGCGAGTACCCCACCCAACAGCCCAGCCGGAGGTGGCGCATATAACACCGGCAGCGGGGGCTGGCTAATCCTTTCAGGTGTTGTAGCTCCCGGTCAGTGACCCCGCATCTTACACAGGAGAACTCTTATGCCATTTGACGGAAAGACGTACGATCCAGAACGTGACAAAGAGCGTTTGAAAACGCAACTGTTCAACGTCTGGCGGTTAATGAAAGACGGTCGTTGGAGAACACTTGAACAAATATCAGTCAAGGTCGGATGCCCTGAAGCAAGTGTGAGTGCAAGACTGCGTGACTTTCGCAAACGTAAGTTTGGTAGCCATATAGTTGAGCGTGAGTACGTGCAGCGAGGGCTGTTTAAGTACCGCTTGATTGTCAACGAAGATACCTAATGGCTTACTCCCAAAAAATAATTGACGCCGTTGCAGCAGCGCCTAAGACGTCCGGCAACCAACTTGGTCGCTGGGCAATTTACTTGGACTTTCCTGTAACGAAGATCGCCTACGCGCTAGGGGTCACGCGTCAGACCGTATACAACTGGTTCATCGGCAAGACGGAAGTGTTTGTTGCTTACGAAGAGCGCGTTGAACTTCTTTTAAAAATTATGCAGTCGTCCAAAACGGCTGACGAAGCATGGAGAAAAATATGTCAAGCATACGGCCTGAAACCCTAACTGATCGTGAGTTGTTGAGCGGCGCTTTACTGGCGTTTGAACCTGATACCGGCATGCCCATCGAGTGGCAGAAGGAATTGATTCGTCGGCTGGCTTCTTTCTTGGAGAACGGTGCGGTTCGCCCCACTGATTTGAAAGACTCCCCAGACCAACTGCGCCTGTTCGATTAAAACAACAAAGGATCAAAATGACCCCGCTTGAGTTTCTTGCGGTTGTTTTGCCGTCTCCAGAAAACGGGCTGTACTGTGCCTGTGAGATGACGGACAAAAAGGAGCACATCTTTGTTGAAGATATTGCCGACTTCTACCCGAAGGTTGACTCGTGGGTTGAAAACAAATGCAATGTCTACTTTGCGCTGGCTACTTTTGACGAGAAGGTAGCCAAGATAAAGGGCAACAAAGACAGACGTACCATTCCCAACTCGCGGTTTATCAAGTCGTTGTTTCTGGACTTGGACGGCTACGAGACAAAGAAGGCTGCTGCACAGGCGCTAAACGATTTCATGGCAAAGACCGGGCTTGACCTGCTTGGTACACCGTATATCGTTTCGTCTGGCGGCGGTCTGCATTGCTATTGGCCTTTCACAGAAACCATCGATGTCAATGTCTGGCGTCCTGTGGCCGAGAATTTCAAACGCCTGTGCAAGCAGGAAGCACTGCGCATCGACAACACGGTGACGGCTGACTCGGCAAGGATTTTGCGCATACCCGAGACATTCAACTTCAAAGCCAAATACGACACGCCGCGTCAGGTGCGCATACTGGCTGAGGGCGACACGTTTGATTTTGAAATACTGGCCGAGCACATCCGCTCCCAGTTAACGGCGTTGCCAGCAGCCGTGCCCAACAACGTCATCGAGCTACCCGGCGTACGTCCAACAGCGCCTACGGCTACAGCGGTCAAGTTGTTTGAGAACAGCGTGACTAAGTTCAGGACGATTATCGAGAAGACCCGTGCAGGGACGGGCTGTGGGCAACTCGCATACTACCTTGAGAACGCGCAGGAAGACGGCATGGAGCCGATCTGGCGCGGGATGTTGTCGATCGCACAGAAGTGTGAAGAGGCCGACAAGGCAGTGATCTGGCTGTCAGAAAAGCATCCGTACGATGTCGATCGGATGAACACCAAGCTGCGGGAGATTAAAGGACCCTATCCCTGCACGAAGTTCGATAGCGAAAACCCCGGCATCTGCACAAGCTGCCAGCACTGGGGCAAGATCACAAACCCGCTGGCACTGGGCAGGGAGACGGCTGTCGAGGTTCAGGCACGGGAGATCGATGTCCAGATCGATCAGGAAGTCAAACGCATCCTGCGTCCGGAAGCGCCCAAGGGGTTTGCCTACGGAGCCAACGGCGGCACGTTCATGGAGCGCGACGATGAGGATGCTGACGGCAACAAGATCAAGCGCCAGATCATGCTCTTGCCATACGACCTGTTTCCGGTGGACATCCTGAACCAGAACGGCGAACACACGGTACACATGCTGGCCAACCGCAAGGAGGGGGCGCAGACCATCACGTTCCCGCAGAAGTGTGCCGTTAGTAAGGAAGAAACACTGAAGCATCTGGCCACGCAAAACGTCATCGCAGCGTTCGGGGCAGGCAACGACAAGAACCTGTTCGACTATGTGCGGGCATGCACCGAGAAGCTATCGACGGAGAAAAGCCCGATCAAGGTACCGGCCAACTACGGCTGGCAGGATGATGGCTCGTTTGTGTACGCAGGGCGTATCTACTTCAAAGGCGGCAGCGTGCAGGTGCCTATGCCGGGGCTGGAGAACATTGTCATGAACACGCAACCTACGGGCGACATCAATGCGTGGCGGCAGTTTGTGAACTTGCTTATCAAGAAGAAAATGTGGGATCACCTGACCATCCTGATGATGGGGATGGCGGCTCCCCTGATGCGCTTCACCGGCATCTACGGGCTTACCGTACACCTCGGCTCCACGGAGTCAGGCACGGGTAAAACGCTGGCACTGGAGGGTGCTGCGTCAGTCTGGGGGCATCCTGTGCACTACCGCACAGGCAAGGGCACATCCCCGGTGGCGATGCAGCAACGGCTAGGCTTGCTAAATAGCTGCCCCCTGATCACGGACGAGATCACCGCCAAGAACCGCAAGGACTTTGAGTGGTTCCCCGAGTACCTGCTGGACAAAACCGAAGGCCGTGGCAAGGAGCGTATGGAGTCGGGAGCCAACCGGGAACGACTTAACTTGTCAACTTGGCAAACACTTTCCTTCATGTCGTCCAACACGCACGCAGTGGACTACCTGACCGGGGGAAGAAAGCACGCCTCCGAGGGCGAACTGCGCCGCCTGTTAGAGTTCATCATGGATCAAGAACTGTCATGGGAGCCACATGAGATTGAGATCATTAAGTCGCTATCGTCCAATTACGGAGTCGCTGGTGAAATGCTTGTCCGGTTTATGGTTGACCACGCGGAAATGCTGGCGCAGCTTGTTCCGCAGGTAGTTACGCAGATGTACAAGGAGTTCGGCGCAACCAACGACGAGCGTTTCTGGATGGCGGGTATTGGCGTAACAGCCGCCTGCTGCGTTGTCGCGTCGGACAAGCATGCTGGCATCGTCAACGTCCCGGTCGAGCCGATCATGGATGCGCTAAAGAAAGTGGTGAAGTTCATGCGCGCCAGCATAAAGGCCGGAAGCCGCACAGCCGAGGATGTGCTGAACTCGTTTACGCGGGAGTACTACGGCAACTTCATCATCGTCAAGTTCACAACCAACGAAGGGATACTGGCTGAGTTGGGGCACGGCGGGGTCATTGACGCATCGACTACACGCTCTCAGATTATGGGGCGCATCGAGCACGGCGTGACACCGGGGTTTGTGGACTACTACATTGAAGAGCGGCTGTTAAAAGCGTTCTGCTCATCCATGAGCTTTGGCTACTCGGACTTCAAGCGCAAGCTGGAGGAACTATTTGCGGTCACGTATATGCCGAAGAAAGACATGATGGCCAGAACCAAAGGTCCCCAGATGCGTGTGCCTGTGCTGAAGATCACCCGCCGCATAGATGAAGAAGAAATTACAAATCAAGTATCCTTGGCAGCAGCTTGAGAAAGGTCAGGGGTTCTTCGTGCCTTGTTTAGACCCGGAGGCCGTCATACAAGACGGCCTCCGTAAGGCAATTGGCGCACGCAAACTACACGCTAAAGCCAGAGTAGGGGTCAAGGACGGTAAGCTCGGAGTGTGGTTTCATCTGTAGCTCGCAGGAAGTTCTCAGCCAGCTTGTTTTGCGCAGTGTCGATCCGCTTCAAAATCTCGTCCTTCTGCTCCGCAGACAAGCGTGGGGCAATCTCTACCTGCCGTCTGGCTTTGGCAAGCTCGCCCAACTTCTGCTGCACTGAGCCCGACACCGATGCTGCTGCGATGCGGTTGATGTACTCTTCCATGAACTCCTTGGCATCTTCTTTCCTGCCTTGCTGGAGCATGCGCTCGTAGGTGCCCTTGGCTTGCTGAACCTCTAGCATGCGGGCGTAGGCTGCGTCTAACGTACCGCGTCCTTCTACTGGCTGGAACAAGCCGCCGATGAAAGGCATTTTGCTGACCTTGGTGGACGGCTTCTCGTACGGTGCCTCGGCGTTCAACAGCGGATTGGCAAGCGACACCAACGCAATACCCAGACCGCCTGTGTACCCCCGGATTAAATAGTCCAGCTTGATCGGGCTCAAACCTGCATCGCCAGTAATGGAGCCAAGCATCTTGGATAGCTCTGTGGTGCTTTCTCTGGCACGCTCACTGGGGGTCATGGTGTGAAGTTCGCGCTGGGACTCGATGTCGCCACCAAAGAACGACTTGCCCAGATAGACTTCCGTCGCAGGCTTAATCGCTTGCGGTAGGCTAAACGGGTTGGACAGCATAACCAGCTTGGTCATGCCCTTGGTCACATCCTTGTTGCGCTCGTCGTCAGCCGCTAGGTTGTAAACCGCCTCCGGCAAAGACTTGAACAGGTAGCCCAATTCAAACGGCACGGGGATGCGCAGCGGCTCGTCAGCAAACGGCGTGGGCAAGAACCAGTTACCCAGACGCTCTTCCGGCTTGGCTTTCTTGTACGCTTCGTCATCTTCCATCATCATGGCGTAAGCCAGCGTACCAACGGCCATCAGCGTGCCACGTGCCAGTAATTTCTTTCTGATCTCAAGCTGTTGGTCATACGGCATCTTGCCTTTAAAAGCACGGTACAGAACATCCAGACCTTGAATCTGTGCGTTAAAGAAGGGGATCAATACCGACAGCATCTGCATGCTGGGCGAGACGCCCCGGCGGCTAAAGTTCATGGACTCCAGCGTGCGCAGATACGCCTGCATCTCGGACATGCCTTTGTTTAGCGAGTCCCTGTACAGCACCGCACGAGTAGCTGCGTCGCCTTGCAAAGCAAAGGCATCCGCCCGAGCCATGATCTTTTGCCAGCCGGTCTTGCCCATAGAGATTTCTTTTAAGAACTTCTCCATGTCGCCTTTATCGCCGGTGAAGACGTTGCTCGATATTGCGCCTGCCTCCATCAGCTTCTTCTCGGCTTCGCTGCGTCCGGCCACCATACTAGCTAACTCTTTCATGGAGTTCAGCACGGGCACACCGTCAACCCCTGTAGTCATCCATGCAGTCATTGGGTCGCGGATTGCCTGCTTGATCGCATAGGCCGGGTTACGCGTTACGAACTTGCGCAAAATGTCTGCTGGCATACCCAACATGCGCACTGCTGCCGGTATTGTTGTCTTGATACCTTCCATGCCCTTGACGATCAGCGATGCAGGGATGCCGTACAAGTCTGTGTCGATGACGACAAAGTGATCTTCGCCCTTGTGTTTGAAGCGTACGGTGTTCGGTCCTGCGGGGCCAGTACCTTTACCTATCGTGCTGGCAATACCCATCTTGTTCAGAATAAACGCGGACTCCTTAACGGCCTGATTGCGCAGTGCCATTTCGGTCAACAGGAACGTGTTCTGAACAGAGCTTGTAAAGATTGGCAAAATCTCTGTGCTGTCACCAACCAGTTCTTTAAGCTGCGGCTCGTCCTTGATATTTCCAATCCGCACCGGGTGTTCGCTGTCAATCATCAGCTCAATTTCGCCCGTACCTTTATTGATACGGTAGAACGGCACGTACGTTATCTTCTTAAGTTCTGCTACCTTGTCTTTCGACATGGTGCCAGTCTGAACAAGTAAATCCAACATGCCGTGGTTGTACTGTTGGTACAAGTCCATAGCCTTATCAAACATCGCCTTGTCTTCAGGGCGGCTATCAAGCAGCTTCTTGATTTGGTTGTACTCAGCCGCTGCTTTGCTGGGGTTAGCAAAATTCAGTTTGTTCCAGCCTACTTGCTTGGCGCGTTCTCCTGCCACCAGCGCGGTCAGAATGGCTTCTTTCTCCGTGTCGTTACCGATCTTGGACTTGGCAATAGCGTCGGCCACCTGCATCATGTTGACGCCCGGAGTGCTCTTGTAGACGTACTCGGTGCCGCGCTTGGTTTCTTCTTTCACCAAACGCACAGGACCATTAGTCAAGAACTGACCGGCAAACTGACTGCGCTGTTCACCAAAACGTAGGTAGTACTCGGCCTGTTCGCCTTCCAGCGCCTTGATCTTCTCTGCGTCCATGCCTTTCTTAAAGGCTTCAGACAACGCAGCGTAGCGGTCAACAAACTGCACACGGCCTGTTAGCCCAAGGAAGTTGGCTTTTAAGCGATCAACTTGGGTTGGGTTCTTGGCAACAAACGACGGCGCAATTGACGACTCTTGCCGCGCAGACTTAAACGAAAAAATACCGGGCTTGTCTTCTTGTACGCCAACGTCTTTGGGCGCATAGCGCGGGCGCTCTTCCACCACAGTGAACTCGGCGTTCAGTATGCGGTTTGGCGCATTCAAGGTGCCAAGTCTTTCCGTTATGTGCGCGTAACTTTCTGGCGCAATAGCGTCAATTATTTTGTTTAGTTTACGATTTGTAGCAAGCAGCGCTTCTTCAGTACGCAGTGTATCGTACTGGCTTTGCAAAAAGTCGTGTATAACGTCGTCGATAGCGGGTTTTTCATCAGGAGCAAGGTATTCTTCAGCATATTCCTTGTTGTAATAATTTTGCACCGCGCGTGTGCCAAACTGGTCGTTTATGGCCCGAATAAAATGTTGTATTTTTTGCGTGGCTATCGGATCTTTACGCATAGTGCCTTGCCCGTCAGGCAGTGCGATAGCGTCACGATCTTTAAAATCAACGTGAAGTACGTCCGTGTCAATTTTTGCATCGCGCAGCGCTGATCTAATTGCGCTTAGTATGCGGTTGGGAGCGCGGGCTTTAAACTCTTCAAACGGATCGTTTGTGCTTCCGATGTCTTCCGAATCGGGCAGGATAACGTCTAACGCGGCGGTTTCATTTGTAAGATCAATCCGACCAACACGTACTTTTCCGTTAACAGTTATCTGTTGATTTGTTTCGCTACGACCAGAACTGTATGCGCGAATCTCATCGATATACGTGTTATTGCCTGCGTTAAGTACTGTGTTTTCTGTGCCGTATGTCAGCAAGGTGCCAACTTTCAACAGTTTAGTAGCATCAATGTTCGTGTCACTAAACATTGCCAGTCGCTTAACTGTGCGCAGTTCTGGCAAGTTGATGCTGGTGCGGCTGTACGCGGTTACGTCGTTTGCGGCCTTAAGCGTTTCCCATGTGGTAGTAAAGTCTTTTCCACCAATTGACGTTTTAAGTTCGTCAGTAGGTTTGACGTCGCTTCTAAGGTCCAAGTAGTCCATGAACCAGTAGCCGTTGTCATATGCTTTATACAACTGCTGCGTAATTTTTTTAGTTGCCGCTTGCACTACGCTCTCGGGTATATCGCGGCTACCGTATCCAAAAGTATTTCTAAACTTAAGCTGCCGCTTGACGCCTTTTTCGTCTACATTGCGCTCGGAGTTCACCACGTTGCCAAAATTAGAAAAATCTTCTGGCGTAAGTTCTTGGTCAGAGAACATCTTGATTAGCGTTTCTTTACGGTCCATTTCTTCTACAAATGCACGACCGTCTTTAAAGCCTTTATCTAATATAAAAGCTTTGGCTAGTTGCTGATGTTTTTTGCTTAACGCTTGGTTAGGTAAGTTGCCGCGTATTTCTCCGATCTTACTTGTACCATCCATACGAACTGCAACTTCAGGCTTGCCGTTTTCGTAGTAGATGTAGAAGTCGCCATTTTTTATTTGGGACTCGGCAGTTGAGACTGAACCGCCAGTACACCACGGCGTGTTTGCCGCGCCTGCGTTAAGCGCAACAGCGTCTTCGTATTTGTTAGACTGTGCAAACTTTTGCCAACCATCTTTGCGTCTGTTGGCGCTGGCATTTGCGTCAGCATTTGTTTGCAGTCCCCCAAGAAACGCGTCTTTCAACGACTTGCCTTTACGCAGCTCTTCAATAACAGCGTTGGCAGACTCGCGGCCAACAACGGCCACGGGGTGCTTGTTGTTATCAGACAGGTTGACAATCTTTAATCTACCATCACGGCCAGATATAACGCCATACTTAGACGCAGCTTTAGCCACCAGTGCTTGCTCTGCTAACGTATAAGAAGGGTTTGCGGTCAAATAAATTGCTAGTTCAAGCAAAGCATTGTTGCGTGCTTTATTTACGGCACGGGCTTCTTCGTTGGCGATGTGTGGACTTTTCATCGCATCGTATGCGGCCAGTGTGCCTACGTCTGCTTCAACAAAGTGCAACGGGTTTTCTGGGTCGTACACGTTGCCGTCAGACATCGTAGCGGCAGTCTTGTAATCTAGCTTGCTTGAGTCTACTTGAGCAACAAACTTTTCTGGATTGTTTTCAAAATCGTTTAAGTATTTAGCCGCAATCCGTTCCACATCCTCCGGCGTGCGGTCTTTTTGTTTGATCTCTGGACCAAACTGTTCGGCAAACACGCGCATCGAGTTGCTGCCTGTCTCCAACGCAGCAATATCTTTTGCAGAGTAGCGCCGATTAACTGGTTTTTCTACGCGGCCAATACGGTCGCTGGACGGAATCATCAGCAGGTCAACAGACTTCAGCGCCGCGCCTAGTTGTGTCTCAGGAACCTTAACGCCAAGCAGACGCAGGATGACGCTCTTCAGGCCGTTCCACAGATCGGAGCCACGCCACTTGCGTTTACGCAACTGCTCTTGCAGGTTGCGGTTCGAGAACACTTCAGCAGCAAACTCGGACAGGCTGCTCTTGGCGTTTGCGCTGGTGATGCTGGGGTCGTTCTTAATGGTGTTGTAGATCGCGTTCAGTTCGCGCTTGGCGATGATCTGCTCTTTGGTCAGCATGCTGTCCGGCATCTGGATCACACGCTCAACCGCAGCGTGCGTACCCTCATGCAACAAGACTTCCTGCGACAAGCCACCGGCACGAGACAGCTTTATCTTTGTGCTAATGGCTTCGCCCAAAACTTCTTTACCGTCCGGTGCGTACAAGCGGTCGAACAGTTCTACACTGGTGTTGTCCAGCATAGCCGCCAGACGCGTCGCAACGGCACGGTTTAGTTCAGATGCGTTCTTGTCGTTGGCAATAGACCTAAAGGCGGATACGACATCGTTGTTCTCCAGATGCTTGAGCTGTTCAGTAGTCAAGTCCGGGCTTTCAACTTCGACACCACGAGCAAACTTACCTTCTTCAGCTTTCTTCGTAGCGGCCTTGGTCATAGCCGCTTCCATAGCGGTCTTTGGCTTGGCTTCTTTCTTTTCTACTTCTTTCAAAGCCTTCTTGACACGTTCGCGCTGCTCAATAGTCTTTGTTTTCTCAAGCGTTTCTTCGAACCGAGCTTGACGGCCAGCAGCGCGGGCTTTGCTTTCTTCCGTACCTGTTGGCATAACGCCAAGTTTGGCTACCCTGCGGGTCACTTGCGTAGTCCGTTTGGACTTCAGCTCTTGCGTGGTCTGCGCAGCAGCTTTCTTTACTTCTTTGGTAGCTTTGATAAGTTTGCTGCGCATCTCAGGTGCAGCACGGCCAAGCTCTTCAGCCCTAGTATCTAGCTGACCCAGTAAAGCCTGTTTAAACTCGTTGAATGCGGCAATACGTTGATTTGCTGCTTTAACAAACGCAGCTTCTTTGGTCTTGTACGCGTCGGACGTTTCGCCTTTCTTCGCTTTCAGCGCTTCCAGTTGGGCTTTGGCTTTCTCCACAAAAGCGTTGTGCTGGCGAATCTTGGTGTCGATCTTCTTCTGCGCTGCCGCTGCCAGCTTCTGGTATTCCTCAGTCTCGTACCCAAGCTCGCGAGCAACACGGGCAGGCGCGGCCTTAACCCCTTTGCCTTCCGTTATACGTTCATACTGCTTGGCCTCACGAGATTTCTCACGGGGGGCACGGCCTGCGGCTTCTGTCTCAGCACGCTTCTTGGCCTCGATCTCTGATGCAGGCGCAACTTCTTTCTTGGTGTACAGGCTGGTGTACAACTTGTACAACTCGTTGTAGGCAGGCGTGATTCTGCCGTTCAGAATGGTCTCGTATTCTTTCAGTCGGGCTTCAAACGTCCTACGCGCCATAGCCCGCTGGTGCGGGGTAGCTTCGGGGTCTTCCGCTGCCTGCGCAAACAACTGCATCTCACGGTACAGGCGCTCGGCTTTTTGCAAATAGGATTCTTTGGCGTTGCCTTGTTTGGAGACAATCTTGTTTATCTGATTGTCAATCTCTTCCACAGTGGCGTCGTAGTCTTCGTCAAACACCGCACGTTCAACAACGGTACCGGGCAAGTTCAAGCGCTGCTGAACACGTTCAGCCAGCTTCTCTTTATCTGACATCCCGCGTTGACCACGACGCTCGTCTTCTCTCTGAGCGCGCAGCAGTATGTCTGCCGTACGCTTGTCGCCATTGACCAAAGCAGTACGGATTAAGTTTTCGCGCTGGAACAGCGCCATCGGGCTTTCGGTAGGCAGGGGTCTGCCACCACGCAGCGCGTCAAGTTCAGCATAGAGTTTGTTCAACTCTTCCGAAGCTCTGTTGACTTCAGTGATATGACGTGGCAGCGCTTCTTTCTTGCTTAGATTTTCCAACCGCTCCGTAGCGTTCTTAAGATCAATCTGCGCACGGTTTAGCGCTTCGTCCATTTCGCCTGCTGTAGCAGCTTGCGATCTTTCTTTTAGGAAAGCCAGACGTTCACGTGCTTGGTTGACTTCAGCCAGCGCTGCTGCACGTTTTTCTTCGGAAGCTGCTTTTGGCCCCGCCTTCATCATTGCTACCAAGGCGGTAGCTTTTTCTTCAATCTCAGCTTCTTTGGCGGTAACGGCTCTTTGGTCTACTTTTTGTCTTGCGCCAGTGTAGCCAAGCTCCGCTATTTCGTCGCGCAGTTTGCTTATGTTTTCTTGGTGCAGCCCTTTTTCTGCAACAGACATGCCGCTTGTGTCTTTTTGCTCAGCTTCTGCAAGTTGCTCTTTCTTTTCCAAGAGTGCTTGCTGTTTATCTTCCGGCTGCAGCGCACCTGCCCCGGCTTCGGCAGGACGCAGTACTTTTGTGCGCATAGGCTGCGCTTGATCCGTAGCAAATAAAGGGATCGTCTCGTCTTTAGGTGTAGCCTGTACCCGCAGCAGCTCTTGCTGACGGGCTACGGTTTCTTCCAGCTTAGTGCGTTCTTCTTGCAGCGCATCCAGCTTGTCAGCGAGTTTTGGAATCTTGTCGAAGTCGCCTAGCTGGCCAGCATCGGCCATTTGTTTTTGGGTGGCCTTGATCTTTTTATCCAAATCGGCAAAAGCTTTCTTGCTTTCTTCTGCATGTTCCAAACTGGTTTTGGCTACACCACCAAGTTCTTCGATCTGTGTTTTTAGACCGGCAACACTTTCGCGTGCTGTCTGTAGCTGACCAAACAAATCCCGTGCTTTTGCCGTGTCGCCTGCGGCAGCAGCTTCTTGCAACTGTTCTTCCAACGCACTGATGCGCGGCTGTGCAGCCTGATACTGGTCCATCAGGTCTACTACGTTGGGAGTAGGTGTGGGGGTATAGCCAAGCTGAATAGCTTCTTGGGCGGCGGGCGCTTCCTCTGCTGGCGCTTTGTACTCTGCTACACCAATCTCACCACGTTCGGTGGGAGGAATGGTTGTGATCTCCCCGCGCTCACGTTCAACAGGCGCTTCAACAGGAGGGGCAACAGGTTGTTCAGGGGGACGGCGACGGCCTTCCAGCATCGTGCCGGGGACAGCCAGTGCGCCACCAAGTACAGCACCGCCTACGAAGTTATCAAAGTACTCTTTACGAGCTTCTGGGTCGGTGATGCTTAGTCCGGCTTGCAGACGCTCGAACACGGCTTGGCCTGCTTCGGTAGCCCCTTCAACACCCGCCGTCTTGGCCGCAGGCAAGATGTATTTGCCGACAATCCCCTTGGCCGCTTCGTTAGTAAGTGGCACGCCTGCTTTGGCAAAGAGCGTACGAATACCGGGAATGTACCTAAAGCCGATCACATCCAGTGCCGCCTGCGGAACAGCGGCTGCGGCAGCAGCACCAAGACTCAACGCTTCAGGCCGCGTACCTTCTTCAAGCTGGCGTGATAGGTCCGAGCCCGTAAACTGCAGACCAGAAGCCAAACCAGCAGCACCCATAGCCCCCAGTGTCCCAAGCGGAGTGGCAGCAGCACCCGCAGCTAGAGGCGCAGCCATATACGGAACAGAGCCGCCAGCAACGCTGGTCAAAAAGTCTAGGGGGTGCTCGGTAAACTCCGGCGTGTAGGCAATCTCTCCGGCTTTCTTGCGGTGGGCGGCGGCTTCTTCTGCTGCACCGGGGCGACCGAGGGCTGCAAGCCCTGCGTAGTAGTCGCCTTTTATGCGTTCGATGCCCGCCTTGACGTTGGGCATGAATCCGGCTTTGGGTTGGGGTTTGGGCGCTTCTACCTGACTGCCAAGATGGCGTTGCAGGGCGGCTATGATCTGCCGTTCGGACGCACCTTCTGGACCTTCAATGTCATAGATACGCCCGTCCGGGCCCTGAACGCTATAAATTGTCATGTCTGTCTATCCTTACGGACTTGGGCGACTACCCACCACTTTGAACATATCTGCACCGCCACTAGCAACATCACCGCCAACTTTTGCAAGCCACTGATCCAGCGTCATGTCTGCCGGGAGTTGTCCCATCATTTGCGCAGAGTAGAACTGCTGAATCAGGCGTGCACGTTGGCCAGTAATATCCCGCGCTTCTTGCATCTGTCGATAGGCATCCATAAGTTTTGGATCGCCTTGCAGTGCTTTCAACGTGCGAATCTCTTCGGGTTCTTTACCAAGCTGGCCGGTCAGGCCCTTATAGTAACCTTCCATTGTCTGTCTGTACATACGATCCAACTCGCGCTGTTCGCGTGCACGTTTCTCGCCCAGCGTAGCCAGACCAGAACGACCGACGTTAGCCGCCAACTGACTCAAAGCGCCTCCGGGTTGACCTGCCGGAGCTTGCAACATATGCAAGCCCATAGTCAGCCAATCCTCGTCCGTCAGTGCGCCCAAACCTGTTTTGGCAGGTGTTGGGGCTGGTGGTTCTACTTTCGTTTCTTCTTCCAGCGGAGTGGGTGCTGAAGGAGTGCGGTCGCGATCAACAAAATCCGCCTCCCATGCTTCGTACGGGCGTTTAGTCGGTGCGGGAGGCACAACACCCGCAGCTTCGCCAGCCAAACCCGGCACACTAGTCAACTGTTCAATACCAGCCAGCCGTCCCTGACGTTCTGCGCCAAGTCGATCAGCCAATCTCGCTGCTTCTGCTTTATCTCCTGCCAGTGCAGCCTCGGCTTCTGCCGTTCGGGCAACTTTTTCAGCCCGTGCTACGTCACTGGCCTGCTCGCCAAGCTTTCTACGAGCAAGTGCTTCGCCTGCAACTTCGGCTGTTTCGGGAGCCACACTGAACTCTTTGCGCGCTGCGTCGGCTGCGCGGCCTGCCTGAATTTCCTCCATCAACGGAGTCATCGGCTTCTCAGCTTTTGGTGCGGGTAGACGTGGGGCTTTGGCTGTTTCAGCGCGTTCACGAGCGGCTTTGGCGGTAAGTTCAGCAATACCGGCAGCTTCACGAGCAGCAGGCGCACGAGTCGGGGCACGAGGCACACCAACCCCCGCGATGTAAGGGGGCAACTTCATTTGGCCGACCAGCAGATCGTGGATGTCCTGCGTGTACTCTTTGCCTTTTTCTGTCTTGGGTGCCAAGTAGCGGGCTACCGGATCAAGCGCAATCAAACCTGTAGCCGTAGCGGGTGCGCCAAGCAAGGTAGCATGCGCGGCCTCGGCTGCGCCGTAAAGCTTGTCATAAAAAGAAGAAGGTGCGTTGCGCGCAGCTTCAGCACGCTTACGTTCAGCCGCCATGCTGGCAGGAGTAGGCACAGATATGTCAGAGAATCGATCAGCAGGCGTTGGGGGTTGTGTAGGTGCTACTGACATCTGAGGCTCAGCCGCTTGCGCTGCTCCAATAAACGGAATGGCTTCAGCCAGCTTGCGGCGACGAACAGCTTCTTGCTGGCGTGCCAACATCTCAGGAGTACGCGGTACTTCACGCGGCGCAGCAGGTGCTTGCGCCAAGACCGGAGCCATCTTTTCCAAATACTTGGCAGGCTCTTGTTTGTTCTCGGTCTTGACATCCTCGTGGAGTGTCTCGGGCACCAGCTTGCCCTTGTTGCGCTTTAAGTGCGCGTCGAGCACTGGCTCGCCTTGGTTATACGCCACAGCAATCTTGGCCGGGTCGCCTTTGTATTTCTTGTTCAAGTAGTCCATGAAGCCGATTGAGGCGTCCATGTTCTTGTACGGATCGGTGCGGTCTTTAGGGGATATGCCAAAGCGCTTGGCGATATAAGACGTAAGCTGCCCAATACCTTGTGGGCCTGTTCCGGACTTGGCTTTAGGATCGTAGCCAGACTCAATTTCAAAAATCTGATTTACAAACTTAGGATCAAGGCCGTACTCCCGCGCTTTGCGCATGGCGTACTCGCGGTAAGTTTCTTTGTCTTGATCTGCCGTTTTACCGCCTGTGGCGTAACCTACGATGCCGCCATCAGCCATGCCTTCCATGTTCTGCGCGGGTAAGACCGGAATGCCACCCTCGGGCATGCCGATTGCAGCTATGTTCTGGTCTACTACCGGGGGCTGTCCTTGGCTGGCTGACGCCATCTGCATAGCTTGCTGGCGCTGCGCGGCTTTGCGGGTGTTGTCAATATCCACCGCCATCGACACAACGAACGGATCGTTTTTATGGAGAAGAGCAAACTGCTTCAAGTCGCGGGGCGACATCAACTCCATACGGCGCTTCAGATTTTGATCGATCATCTTAGTCCTCGCTCATGCGCATCAGCGCCAGATCGGCCAATCCAGCCGAGCTTGAATCCACTTCGCCACCTTCGGCAAACATCCCCAGACCTTTACCCAAAAAGCCCAGACCTGCTGCTTGCGACAGCATGGAGGGCGGAGCCTGATACATCTGTTGTGCAGACTGAGACAGCGGCAGGCCACGGAGCATGTCCGACATAAATGCCAGTTGCTGTTGTGGGTAGCCGCGCTGGTTCAAGAAGTCTTGGTACTGCTGTTGTAGTCGCTGTTGCTCAAGGTCACGCTGCATAGCGCCAGCGTTCTGCATGGCGTTGATGATGTCTTTCTGCTGGCCAAACTGTGCGGTGCCCAACTGTCCCAACGTAGCTGCGGCTTGCCCCGCCTGACCCATACCCTGAAGACCCAGCGTGGAACCAAACTGCTGTGCCTGACGTGCGGCATCAAACGCAGCTTGAGAGCCTTTAGCCTGAATGTCGGCTTGTTGCTGAGACAAGTTACGCTGGCGCTCGGCTTCTTGTAGACCAAACCGTGAACCACCAAAAGCCCCCGCACGAGCGGCTTGGCCTGCGGCCTGAAGGCCGGAAATATCAGACTGTCTGCGAGCCTCACGCAGACCAATATCCGTTACCGCTTGCTGGTACGGCGACATCCAAGCCTGCATCTGCGCGGGGTCCGTCGCCATACGTTGATACTGCATCCCGGCACCCAAGGAGCCAAGACCCGCCAATCCGGCCAAACCAGACGCTTGTCCTAGCTGCGGCGCGGTCTGTAAGTTCTGTATGCCTTCAAACGCCTGCTGCTGCATGGGGGTGAAGCCAGCAATCCGCTCGCCTTTATATGGCTGGTATGGCGTTTCAGAAAGTGCTTCCGCTTTGCCAAGCATGCGCTCGACATAAGGCCGTGCATACTCAGGAATAGACGTATTGGTTACTGTTTGGCTTGTTGGCTGCGGTGGTGGAGAGTCCTTACCCATTTCCTGCTCCTTGTAGCGGCAACTCGAAAGTCACCCACTGTTCTTTATATCCGTCGTCTTTAAATACTTTTGCCCAACCCTTGCGGGCAGTTGCTTCTATTGCTTCACATCCAATCTGCGCTGCAAACTTTCTAAGTAGCGCCAGCATCGGGTCTTTCCATCTGTGTAATTCCACGCCGCCACAGTACGGCATTGCCAAAACTTTTTTCTGTGGGTAGACCAGCACGTTCGTCACCACCGCGCCAAGTATTACGTCACCCTCAAACGCCACCCACAACTGATACCCGTCTTCCACAATCCTGTCGTAGATATTACCAACCGTATACCTACCATGCGTGTACTTCGCAGCCCCTTCCAGATACTCTTCAACTTGTGGCCAGCAGACGTTTATGTATTCTGTTGGTACTGCCGATACCTCGATCATGCGGGGAGTAACTTCTCTGCTTTACTATCAACAGCTACTCTTTCTTTTCCGACACTTTTCTTTCTGGCTTTCTGCACGCGGTCCATCATGGCGTAGAGTTTTCTGGCTCCCGCGTCTGTGCTTCCGTTTCCGAGTTCTGACACGATGCGTGCAGGGATAACAAATTCACCATCAGCCAAGCGAGCAGGCCGCTTGCCACCAATAACAGCAGGGATCGAATCGCTAATGCCATCGCCGGGTCCTTTCAGAAGACGACCGCCATCAGAATAGTCACCAAGATGCGTTTCACCACCATGCGCAAACTTCTGTTCGCCCGTGTACGGGTCAACCGGTACATCACCAGAAGGTGCAATCATGTTCATTACCTCTGGGCGTTGTGTGCCGGGGTTGCTATAAATATCCGTCTGGAACTGAGACTGCGGATACCCCATGTTTTGCCCAACGGCATTCATAGCTGACATGGTTTCAATCGGACCGCCTACTGCCAGCGCGGTTAAACCGCCAGCGGCATATTCAGGACCCGGCGCGGCATAGGGAGACAGCGCGGTGTACTTGTCGGTGAAGTAGTTTTGTTCGCTGGAACGGAAAGGCTGACCGGAATAAACGGTGGGACTTGGCGCATAGGCTTCGGGGTTTTGTGTACGCTCGTAGGTATATGGGCGAATCAGCGCTTTTTGTGTGCCGCCACCCAAACGTGTGGCTTCTGGAGTCAAAGCGCCTAGTAGCCCTGCACCACCAGCCAGACCCGCGTAAGGTGCTTGGGAAGACATGCCGCTCATAAAAGCAGCGCGGCCACCTTCGGTGCCCAATGCGCTCAGACCTTGGCCTGCAGTTGAAAAATTAGAAAGTGCCCAAGGCGTAGTGGCGGCGTTCTGTGCGGCTGTAACCTGCGCCGCATACATCTCAGGAGTAACACCCGCAGCAAGTTTGCCACCTTCCCCCAAAAGGCCAGACGCTGTACTGGCACCTGCTGCATTAGCTCCCGCAGCCGTCAAACCCGCACCAAGACCTGCACCACCGTAAGCGCCTAGACCTGCCATCAAACCTTTACCTAGATCACCCGTAGCCAGCCCATAGCCAACACCCGTAATACCCGCCGCCATTAGCGGGGACAGTGCGCCACCCGAGGCAATGGTCAAACCAGCACCAATTAGCGTGGGGAGAAGTGACGACAAAAAACCCGCTTCAGGCAGGCCGGTGTCGGGGTTGACTGTGAGTGTCCCACCGTGGGACATAGCAAGCGCTTGAAGACCGCCGACTTCTGCCGGGGTCATGTGAACAAGGACCGAATCCTCCCCACGTCCTTTGTTCTGAACATGCTGTGCTAGATGGTGGAGGCTCATGGCTACCTCATTCCTAAAAATTTGTCAAAGTCTACCATTTCATCGTCCGTAAACAAAGGCTACAGTGCCGACGTAAATGTTGCTGTTACGATAATAGATGGGGACACCGGGTGCGTTGGGCTAACTCCCGGCGGGTAAGTCGCAGCAACCGTATTCCCTGTGTTAGATGCAAACAAAAGCTGGATGTAATCTCCGGCATTTACAGGCTGTACAAGGTTCCAAGAAATGATGGCCGTCCCCGGATTGCCGCCGTGGATAGCAGGAACCGTAGCAATACCCGCGCTATATGGAATATCTACACCATTAAGCCTGAACCATATCGTTACGTTATCAATCGTGTTATCAAACGTCAGCATCTGAATGCTGAACTGGATGTTGTAGTACCCAGCGGTTGAGAAAACTATCTTTGTCTTGTCAGTAGCGTCTAGCGCCACACCGTTACTGCTTGTAGTCGAAAGAAGTGCCAAAGGAGCAGCGACGGATGCTGACGCCAAAGTTTGCGCTTCAGTAACGTACGCTCCCGGAGAATGTGCAGCGGCGGTGGAACCATAAGCTCCGCGAGTAATGCCGGTAAACGTTGTAGGAGTTTTGCCGGTGTAGCTGATAATCTCGGTACCAATAATGACGCCACCAGTAGTTACAACAAAATCTGCGGTGGATGTAACGGTAATTGTGCCGCCATTAGGTGGGTTAGACGGCCCCGTTATGTTCGTAACCAGCGTAGTCACACCGTCCTGATAAAACGCACCGTTAGGCAGCGCCAGCGTATTTAAGTAACCTACTCGAAGCTGGCTGATTAGCGCATCAACCTGATTAAAGTATAGACGCAGGATATTGTTTAGCTGGTCTTGGTACTGCTGGTGATACTGCACAGGTGCAAGCGGCAGCGTTGGCGACTTCACTTGGGTAAGCGAAGACTCCTCAGTTGTAATAACTTGTGTAAAAGATGTCATCTCCGACCATCCGGACGCACGTTAATACGAGGAGTGCCCAACTGCCACTGCGTACCTAGCGAGTTGCACTCAATCTTGAAAGCCATCTGTCGCCCACGAATGCGTGTGTTAACTAACTCAGTAAACTGCTGCACGTTGTACGTACTACGCTGCGCATAAGATGTGGTAGCAGTAACAGAAGGCGCGTCTGCCGAACCATAAGCAGCGCCGGGGTTTTGTCGTGGGCGCACAATAAAGTCTACTGCGGGGAATTTAGGCGCTGGTGTAGTAGACCCATCAAATGTAATATCCGGCACGATCTGCCACACAAAGCCGTAGTTATGCCCGTCCCCAATATCAAAGTCCGACGACTGGATGTACGAGTTAATTGGGCTTGGCGGGTTGGTAGTACCGTCGTCAACCGCCGCTTCGTGGTACACGATCAGATTATTAAGCGTTGCTGCTTGCGGAAACTCGCGCAGGGGGCTGTCCAACCAAGCAGTGCGGTCCATAGTGCCGTAGTACCAGACCCGATCCAGATAATTAAATATGACGTAGCGGTCAATCACTGTGCTGTTGGACGAGCAGTAGAACCACCAAACCTCGCTGTAGCCCTCGTTGGTACCGGCAAAAAACTGGAAAGACTGGTTAAAGTTAATGTCCTCAAACACATACTGGCGCAGGGAGCAGGGGAGCGTCTCGACACGACCGGAGTAGATGTAGAACTTATCCGAACCCATCCAGTACGTTACACCAGCAGCGGTGGCCATCGCGTTGGGACCAATGATGGAGATGTTGTCCGCAAGGAGAGTGAAGCCCCAGACATAAGGAGCGCCGAGGTACTGCATGGAGTAGATGGATGAATCCGTCCAGACCAGAATCTCTTGACGAGTCTGCAGAGCGCCGACAATAAACGAGCCGTGCGACAGTCTGTAACTACCTGCTTGGTTAGTCACTGCGGGCAACCAGTCAGTGTAGTCCTCTTGTACAGACCAGCGAACCAGCATCGGGTCAAACGTATCTGCGGGTGTATCAAAGGAATAAGACGTTGCGCCAAACGCTATACAGATGCGCGTAGCATCAGAGACCATAATAAGATTAACTTGGTCCGGCACTTCAGTACCCGTCACCTGCACACCACGGGTCGAAAAGTCAGGCGTCCCGGCACCGCCCGGAGCCCAGTAGTAAATAGGACCGTTGCGCGGGGCAAACAGCAAAACTTCACCAAAGTTGGCTTGGCTCCACAGGCGAAGCTGCAGACCAATGCCGCCAGACGCATCAGAGTAGCCTGAACCCCAAGAGCCGCGTGACCAAGGCCCCGTACCCCAACCAGTACCAAAGCTGAAAATGTCCAGACCAGCATCGATCTCATAATCAGCACGAACTGCGGCCCCGCCACCCGAAGTAGCAGAAGTCGAATAAATGTACTGTCCGTAAGTTACGCTGTTTGGGTCTTGGTCAGTAACAGTGATGGTGTATTTGTTTGGCTCCAGATACGTCATCTGAAAGCTTGGCACATGCGTTGTGGCATTTGAATTCATCAGCGTTGCTGTAAACGGGCCAAACGTAGCTACACTGGTGTAGTCCACAAAGCTGTTGGTTTCCGTCACATGCCCAGAGTCTGTTACCGTCAAAGTAGCGCACCCAACAGGAGCAGACACAGAGTGTGTAGCGGCGGTTGTGCCATTGACACCACGTGTGCAACCAACCAGATCGTTGCCCGACTTACTGGCAAAACGGATTTCTTCCGAGTCAATCTTGATGTAGCCGCCAGTAACAGGGAAGGTCGTTGCGCTCACCACAGGAATAGTAGTTGCTGTAGCGGAGATCCCAGAAGATAAAAGCGAGTAAGCGGTGGCAAACGGGTTGTTGGTCATGGGGTTAGTGATATCCCCAATCGGCGTGATGTCGTAATAGACGCCACCGTTCTCGATATAGAACTTCAGGTTAGTACCGACGCCCAGCAGGTTGTAGCCTTTTAGCGTGATCCAGTTCCACAACGAACGGCATATGCCTAGGTACCGCGTGTAAGTCAGCGCAGCCCAACCACCAATTTTTTCTGGGTAGCCAGAGCGAAACCTAACTTTGTCGCACTCAAACCAACCACCCTCGTTGGCGAGCGTCGTACCTTCTCGGTTTACGCCGGGGCGAAACTGAAGTTTCTGTAAGGGCATTTACTGCTCCTTAAGCTTTCATGATGAAGCAAAGTGCGTAGTACGGCGGCAGGTTTGCATTGGTGCCTGACGAGCCTGTTGAGCTAATCGAAGTGCTAACACTGATGCCTGTTGTAGAAGAATCGGTAAGAACCTGTTTAGTAGTAGCTGCGCCACCAGAACTAGGTACGTAACCTGTAACAGTACTACCCGCACCAAGATTAGCAACAGTATTACCTGAAGCGGTGTTATTAAAGTTTTGTACGTGCTGGTGGCCCGGATCGCTAACGCTAGAGCTAACACTGTGGGTGTGACTAACTACAATCGCATTTGCACTACCACCCGTTGCACCTACAGCGTAGGTATTACCTGCACCAACAATAAATCTATCCCGCAAGTCAGGTGTGCCGCTTGTACCGTTACATAACAACCAACCAGCAGGAATAGATGCAACAGAGCCAGACCACATAATGATGCCGCCTGATGGGAACCCACCGGCTACTATGCTATCCACATACTGTTTAGTTGCAGCTTGTAAAGCCAGCGTAGGGTTTGCGCTTAGCGTAGCCGTGCCAGTAACAGAAAAATTCCCACCAACAGTGAGGTTGCCCCCGGTGGTTAAGCTACTGCTAATGTAGTTAACTTGGTCAACAATATTAGTACCGTCACTGCGTAGCAGCGCTGATCTACCCGGAGGAAGTGTTACACCTGAACCCGCTGCGGTTGTGTTGCCTGCGATGGTGCTGACATAAAGCGTTAAGTTGTAGGTAGTATCGGCGTTCTTAACTACGTAGAGCTTTGGCACCGGCGGGACGTACACCGCAAAGTTAGATGCGGCTACGGTAGATAAAGAAAGCACGGAACAGCGCGCCTGATCAACCGCACCGTTGTTAACCGTCAAGGCTTGCGCCGCCGAGGATGTGGCTACTGTAGCAACACCAGCAATTGCATCTTCAAGCAGATCACCAAGGTTAATGTTGGTAATGGTGCCCCACGTACCGGTCTTCTCGCCGTTGGCGATTAACTCAAGTCGTAAGTCTGGTGAATATGTACTTGGCATCGCAGCCCCTTAACTTAGAAAGAGCGCACGCTCATCGTTGCGCCTGTTGACCAAACCTTTAAGCACTTTGCCAGCGGCTTTGGTGTATTTCAAAAACTCATCTGCTGCACCGGCGTAGTCACCGCGATTAAATTTCTGCCGTAATGTGCTACGCTGTAACGTGCCCAGCCCTACATTGAAGCTAAAGCTGACCAGAGCGTCGAGCCAGCCTTGACGAGAGCCAGCAGCAGGACAAAATTTAAGTACTCCGCGCTCAAATCTCTCAAGGTCTTTTGCAAGGATAGCATCCACTTCCTCCATAGTAAACGTGCGGTTCCAGCCCGGTGGGCAGGGTAATTTTGCCCTTTCTTCTACTGGTATCTTGGCGTGGTTGGGGTCGATCACATGCCCCACCCCGATGGTCCAAAGCTTGGCTGGGCACTGGTACGGTTTAGTCCGCACCCCCTCGTGGTGGGCGATCATTTTAAGTGCCTTTTTGCTAATAGGCATGATTACTTCCCGAAGGCTCTACCACCAAAGTGGAACGCTATGATCGAAGCAAACAGCGCCTGAGTTTCAGCATCCCAGAGCATTTCAGCTAGTTCCTTGAAGTCGGTACCACGGTGCCAACCATAGGCGAACAGCCCAACGTCAACAAAGACCAGCAGGAAAAAGAAGCCAAATGTAATGATGGGCCTTACACCCGCCCGGAGGTTCTTCATCCACTGGGACGTGCCCTCGTTCAAGCTCATGTCGTGCTTATAGACCATCTCCATCTCGGCCTGCTGCGCAGCGATTAGGCTTTGCTTCTCTTGGGAGGCAGTCTCGGTACGGATTTCGTCTAGCTTGATCTCTTCTATTTTTTGCTGTGCAGCATAGCCAGCAGCTAGTAGCTGCATCTCGCGTTCGGTCTGCATCTTGGCCAGCGTTAGCTCGTGGGACTTATCAACACGGTCTTGGAAGAAGTCCAGAATCTTAGGCAAACCGCCCATTAGGAACGAGATAAGCGTTGACAAAAGTGTAAGCATCTATTCCTCCATCCCCATTAAAATCTTGGCCCGTAACTCCCGCGTCTTGCGGGTTTCTTCTCGCATAATCTTGATCTGTTCCACTGCTATGTTAGTCATAGCCGTCATTTCCGCATACGCCATCCCGAGCAAAGGTATTGCCACTACGAAAGTCAAAGCCATAATGGCTAGGCAGAGGACCATAACAATTGATACGTCCGACTCGTCCTTATTAGAATTAGAACGCCCCACATCCATATTGCTACGAACAGGATTGCTCCAATCCATGTTGCCAGCGCCTTTAGCTGGTTTACCGCCTTTCTGCGTCGCCATGCTAGTACCTGCCCTTTGCGCAGTTCCTCCTGTAGCGCTATGTTCTGCTCTTCGTTGATCTGCGTCCACATCTTCTCAAACCGGGTCCACAGATCGCCTAGCTCTGGCGGGGCGTTATACACCATCTGCTCCCGCACTTCTGTCAGCATATAGTCCAGCTGATGACGCAACTTCAAGCGCTCCAGCGCCCTCCTACCCAACGACACATCGCCCTTGTACAGCACTTTGGCAGAGGTCTCCGACGCTATGTAAGCCTTGACCATCACGTCGTACTGGTCAACAAAAACGCCTAGCTGATCCCAGATGTCATTTAACGCATCATGCGGGTTGGCCTTAGCAACTTCTTGCACCCGCTTTACTTCTTCGTTGTACTGCTTGGTCTGTTCAGGGGAGGGGCTGACTATCTTGTGGTACTGCTCTTTCAAGTCTTTCAGAACCCCGCCTACCTCTCCCGCCGTACTCTTAACTTCTTTGTAAAACGCTATGCCCTTCTTTGCCAGTTCTATCGCAGTCGTTGCCGCTTTAAACGCGGCAGCAATAGTGATCGGGTCCACATCGCTTACCTCGCACGGCTGTAGTTAAACGGCGATTCTGCGAAGGCCATGTAAATGTATGTGCCGCCTGATGCGTTTGTCGCCGCATCACTGCCGCGCCACTTAAACCCGTTCGATAAAAGATCAGGCGCGTTAGTCGTTGTTGTGGCCTCTGCGGCGCTACTATTTGCAGCCAAAGCTAAGTTGACTAGGTTATACGGATTTCTTGCCGTGTCATACAGCAACCATTGCTCTATCGCGTCGGTTCGCTTTACCATGACATAACGCGGCCTAAACCCACAGTACACAAACGGGCCGTCAGTGCTGCCGTTGCCGGTGTAGCTGCCGAACTTGGAGAAGCCTGCGACTTGGTGGAAGCAATATGAAACGTACCTGATGCCGCTCTTGTTTAGATTCTGATTGTTGACACCGGCCCCTGTCCCTGCTCGCAGCAAAAGCAATCCTGCCGTAGCGCCTCTGCTTGGCGTTCCTTGGTCAATGGTCGTTGATTTTGCTGCTGTGCTATTTAAAATTAAACACTCATTTTGGTTAAGGGTTATTGCAGATGTATACACCAGCCACGAATCTGTTCCAGCGCCTGTGTCTCTGGGCTTTGTGATGATGAAGTCAAGCGCTGTAGATAGTCCTGTACCCACAGTCTGATCTGAGTTACTTCCGTTACCCGTCCAAGTCACCACAGAAAACCCAGCCGTCGTGTTCGCGCTGACCGTGCTGGTGATCGAGCCTGAAGTGTTGGATACGCCTGCGCCGTTGGCTTTCCATGCCCATCCGACATAAGTTGCTGCATTAGTATTTAGTTGAGCTAATGACCCAACAGTAAATCCGTCAGAACCAAAAGTAGTCAAACCTTCAGATTGCGTGGTTTCAGCGTCGGTAGTATTGCTTTCTAACTGCTTTGTTGTACCGCGAACAGCATCATATAAGCCGTGATCTGTTGCACCAGAACGGCCTTTAATCCACACAAAATCAGGCTGGAAACCGATACCTGTTACTGCCTTACCACCAGAACCTATAGCAGTACCGTTACCAGTGTATAAAGCAATGTTGAAGTAATCATCAGCAAGGGTTGTACTTGTCGCCCCCACCGCTGGCGTTGGCAGGTTCTGCGTGTTCAGTGCTTTGAAGCCAGATGGCGCGGTGTAGGCGAACGGGCGCTGGCCAAAGTTGGTGTACCAGCCAGAGCTTGCGGTACCGGTTCGATTCATAAGAAAAAACGGGAAATACTGGCCTGTAATTCCAGTAAACGCGGTTCCTTGGCTTACTCCGTTCTTATAAAAAGTCAGAGTTCCTGCATCCATGTTCAACGCGACACCGATCACGTCGTTTGTTGTAAACGTCGCTCCATATGCAGACGTAGACCCTGAATTGTTTTTGTTTCCGTCTATCTGGTAAACCAGCATCCCAGTCGAACTGTTAAGGACGCTGATTCCTATGGCCGGGTTGTATCCAGTTGCGGTGTTCTGATAATACGTAGCTTCCCAATACCATTTTCCTGTAGACACGGCAAACGTGCCAATATTGCTAACGCCAGCGGTATCTCCCGTTGGAGCAATAGTGTCCAGATTTCCGTTCGTGATGTTGTTGTACCCAGCAGCGTTAGGAACTAGGCTTAATGGGTTCACAGTGCAATAGTTCCCCCGCACCTCGCCGCCGTTGCCGTAGTCGATGCCCCAGTTGGTAGGCGTATCAGTCAGGCTGTCGTTGCCAGAGCCTGCTGCAACAGAGAAGTTGTTCGGTGTCCAGTTGTTGCCATTGCCGCTGTAGTCCCTGCCGAGCGTGGTTGCAGTCGTGCCGGTGTTGTCTTGGAAAGACAGACGGAAGCCGTTGGTACCGTAGGTGCCGCTGTAAGGCACAGGCGACCAGACT